AACGGCAGCGACGCGCCGACCGAGACGCCCTGACCGTTGTAATACGTACTGCCTTGCAGGAAAAACGTGCCGCACTGGTTGGTAATCGTCTGAAAGCCATTGCTCGGGTTGAACTGAGCATGGGCCGACATGGCGAAACTTGCACCAGCTACCGCAGCAGCGGCGATGAGAATCTTTTTCACGATTGATGCTCCTGGATGATTTGCTTCAGCTTTTCGATACCGGTTTTGTGGTGCGGATTCAGCCCGAGAGCCTTGGCTTCTGCCATCAGGGCATCCCGAAGGCTGTCAACGCTTGCTTCATCGGCAGCTTCATTGCCGACCGCAGCGTCTTCTTCCTCGCGGCTATTCACTACAAGTCCCGAGCCGTCAGCCAACGTCACCCATTTCGGATATTCGTGGAAGACGTACGGTGCAGTGAAATTGCGCATGTTCGGATACATCGACTGCCCCTAAAAAGGGACCGGGACGAACCCGGTCCAAGCACCACTCGGAGGAGACTCTTTAAAGAACGTCGGCTACAATCGATGCCCATTCCGGTCTAATAGCAGCAAACCCATACAGGACATCGAGCCTCGTGACCAAATTGTCCGACATCACGTCGTACGCCGTAATCATTCGCATCGCGACGCCATCGAACTCGGCGCGAGCCGACTCCACTACGCCTTGGGTGGGCATGACCAGATCGGCGGTTGCCAGCGTGAACGCTTCCGGATAGAAGGCCAGGTTCTGGCGATACGACGAGCCAGCAGCCATCACGAGCGAGATCGTTGCACCGTTAGCCGGCGATGCCGTAACAGTGTTGAACGCAGCCGGAGCCGGGACAATTGCCGGATAGATCGGGATCGACGTAGCACCGCTTGCGACGTTAGCCGTGACCACGAACTGGCGCAGGACGCCTTGCGTAAGACCCGTGAGGCGGTTGATCGCGTTGACGCCGGCAATCGTGATGATGTCGCCTGCGTTCAGCGTGCCGGTGATGGCGTTGACCGTCAGCGTGTTGCCCGTCTGGTTGGCGCCGTTGACGGTGCCAGCCGTGAATGAACCGACCGTATGGATCTGGGTCGTCTGGTCGCTGTACCAATCGAAGCCCAGCGTGTCGGTCGTGATCATGCCGGTTTCATACTGATCAGCAATCTTACGCTGCGGGTTGAACAGGCCAGCCAGCGACGTGACGGTGCGAGCTTCCGTCTGCATGTCCATGATGACCGTGCGATCCATGCGCGGCGCGAGGTTTTGCGAGAGCTGGGCCCCAGCATTGAGCCACGTGCCAGCATCCGGCGAGACTAGGTTGCCGGAGCCATCGGTCTTGAACGAGATGTTCGCAGCCGAATTCGAGACGCTGATCAGATCGCTTGCTACCGAAGCCGCAAGGCGGTTGATCGCAGGAGCCAGAATCCGCTCGCTGTAATCATCCAGCGACATCGTTTTCTCGGCCGTGCCGAACGAAACCGGGACATTCTTCTGCGTTGCCACAGTCAGCGTCGTGTTTTGCTCGTTCGTGCCTTGCGGAGTGATCGCCGGACCCGAGTTGACAACATAGTCGTTCGGGAGGCGGATCCGCAGCGTGTTGCCGATCTTGGCACCAGTGCGGGCGAATTGGTCGTCGTATTGACGGTTGACACGGCGAAGGAAGGCATTCGTCTGCGAGAACAGGCGAACAGCTTCGTTCGTAATTTGATTGATTGTGAGCAGAGAGTTGCTCATATTGATCTCCAAAGCAAAAACAAAGAGGCCATTTCTGGCGGCTTGTCCCTGCCCTGCGGAGACCAACTTGACGGGCTTACCCGACGATTGCGGCTCGTCTCAGCCTGAATACCCGGAAATAAATCCCTTCCGGTAACTGAAAGGGTAAGCCCGAAGTAAATAATGTCTAGCGCTTGCTCTTGCGATTCTTATTCCGCCACTCTACCCACTTCTTCGTATCGCTCGGATCGGGTTCGGTCGAATCGCTCGCGCTGCTGCCACCCCCATCCACTGTCTGCACGGGCGGCGGTGCCTTGCTCACCTGCTTGCTGAGTGCTTTGGCAGCTTTCGGCGCAAGCTTCATCATCTCAATACCCATCTGAACCGGATCCAGCGACGAGATGCGCATGGCTTCGTCGATGTTCTCGTTCTTGCCGAGATAGGTGACGAGCTTTTCGGCTCCATCAATTGAAGTAAGGACTTTCAGGAAGTCAACGCCCCCGACGCCGGCCATGTTCAAGTTCTGAGTGGCTTTTTCGAACTCATCGCCGAATTCTTTCGCGCCGGCTTCATTGATGCGAGCGATGCCGCTATTCAACGACTCGCTGGCCTTCTCTTCGTTGCGCAGGCGTTGAGCATAGGCGCGAGCGAGTTCTTCGACATTCTGATTGGGCGATTGATGAGTTTGCTGAACTTCGCCGCCTGACTGCTGCGCCGCACGAAGACGATTCAGTTCAGCCTCCAGCTCAGCAGCACGCGCTTCCGCTGCCCGACGCGCCGCGGTGATCTCACTGATGCGCTTGGGCACCCATGAGGTATCAGGCCGTTCCTGCGTCTCAGTATGTTGCTGCTCAACCTGCTGAGTTTCTGTTTGCTGCTGCTCGGTCGATTCGGTCTGCTGTTCGCTCTGAACATCGCTCATTTTTCTCTCCGGTGGTTATTGCTGGGGCTGCTGAGTTGTTTGAGGTTCTTGAACTGGTGCCAAGACATTTTGAATGCCAGCGGCGTATAGATTAGCAGGATCCGTCATATCAGGCAGCACGCCAGCATCAGGATTGGATGCTCGCAGAATTTCTGCCAATGTCTTCCGAATAATAGGCTCAATAGCCCCTTCACCCATAGCGGGAACCAGCGCCTTGAGCCGGTCAGTCTCGGCCTTAAATGCATCCAGAATGGCCTTGTTGTCATTCTCCATGCGCAGAGCGAGATGGTTAAGCGCATCCATGTCAACGCGCTTCTCTTCAAGCTGATGCTGCACATTTTTATCGTTCAATGCCTGGTGCAATTGATTGATGATCTGCGTGGCCTGCTGCAACTGCCCTTGAAGCTGCTGCACCTGAGGATCAACGCCTCCGAATACGGACGGATTCGTAGCTTTAATCCAATTACGCATGCGCTCCGCGAGCTTATCAGCGTTAGGGAAATCCGCGTTGCTCATGTAGATATCGCCAATCACCTGAGCCATGGCCGGCTGAGCCGCCAATAGTTGCGTCTGGGCATCAAAAGCCTGCTCGCGACGCGTCTCAAAGCTCGGGCCGCTTTGGGCGATGACATTGTATCGACCCACCTTCGGGTTGAAGATCGCTTTGATCTTTGCTTCGCCTTCGTCCTCCGACATTTGGAGCGATTGCTTTTGTTCTGGATCGATCTGGACTTGGCTTTCCTCGCCCGATTCCTCATCAGTGATAAGTAATGTGCGCCGCGTATCGTAATACTTCGGAATCAGGTCGATCAACTGGACGCCAGTGAAGCGGATCGCATCTGCCATGGCATCCTGATAGTTGAAAGTGACGCGCTGGCCTTGTTTCTGGCGCTGCTCGATCGCCACGCCGGCAACTTCGTTTCCTTGTTCGCTGAAAGTGGCTTCATATTGGCCCGACGCCATCATCATCTGATGTTCGGCAGCCTGCATTCCTTCAAGATAGACAGGAGCGCTAGTCGGCGGCTGCTGACGTTTAGGCTCAGGGATGGGATTGCCATTCTCGTCAGCATGGTTGTATGGCAAATAGGCGTGATTCTGGGTATTCGCTGTGGACCAATAGTTCTCAAGCCCTTCGACGGCCTCAACAGGAGCGGTATAAGGCGATTTCGACTGCAATGCGCCATATTCCAACGCGGCAGAAGCGTTGTAGTTGTAAGCCCGCTGCGAATCTTTGAGATATCGCGTCAAGCCCTTTCGATCGAGGCGCCCTTCGATGACGATTTCCTCGCCAGGCACGCGAATGATCGGGATGTACTTCCCAAGCCATACCGAGGTCTCGACAATCTCGTCGCCAACGATCAGATACCAATTGACATGCCATTTCGGGACGCGGCGCCGCTGGGCTTTGCCATCCTCCATAGCCTGAGTCAGGATATCGCGAGCCTCGACAGGGATGGTTGACTCTCGAACGAGCGTCGTGCCGCCGTCATCCTGATCAATCGCATACAGCCATTCGCTGCCTTCTTCGCGCTCGTAATATTCGGCCACACGGATCGAATCCTTACGCGTCCATGCTAGCTCCCCTTCGCCCATCACGGCCTTGGCGGATGCCTTCGGATACTTCTTCTCAGCCTTCTCGCGCGGCATGTCATCAAACACGAACGCATAATTGGCGTCAGATCCATCCGTCTTCTTGATGTGCGGATCCATGTAGATCGATAGCGGATCTTGCACTTCCCGGATGAACAGGTCTTGGTCGAAGCTGTCGTCATCGACGTAATCCGAGACGATGCGCCAGTATCCAATCCCCGCGCCCACCTGAAACTCCATCGCCTTCTTATAGGCTGCCTTGGCGTTCGAGATGTATTCGATGCGACGCACAATTTGCTGGAAGATCTGGGCGCTCTCATATGTCGATTCATTGCCAGTCGCGCTGATGCGGACAGACGGCTGATTCTCTTTGCCAAAGTTGACGACATGCAGCCAGTGCGTGTGCGTCTTGTTGATCGTCACCATCGGCTGACCGGCGAGCTGGCGCTGTGCCCGCACTGCGGCATTCCACTGATCCTGGTTGTCAGGGTCAGCAAATAGGAACCGAACGTCGTCTTTGAAGCGCGAGCGAGCCGCCTGCTCCCATTCCACGCAGGCTGAAAAGCGCTCGTGCGCTCGCTTGATGATGTCTTTCTTGCGCTCAGCCATGTTTTAGCCCATCCAATAGCCAGGCGTCACCCGGCCATGATTGACGACCCCTGTCGGGCGTGTTTTGTGTTCTTTGCGCGGAGCCTTGGGCTCACGGAGTGCCACAGCCATATATCCAAATGCATCTGCCGCGTGAGAAGCCCAGTCGTGAAGCGGCTCATTGCTGAACTGCTTCGTCTCTTCGTCCACGTTGTAGCGGTAATTGTTCAGCGCGTCCAAGCCAATCGAACATTTCTCTTGGTCGAAATAGATCATCGGGAAGATGGTGCGAGCGGCTTCGATGCGCGTGTCGATCGATGTCTTCGGCACAGTCCGCACCTTAAAACCAGCATCGCGGAGCTGCTGAGCAACTGTACGCTTGGACGCCAACAGCTCGTTGTTAGCGTCATGAGGAAGCCAGCAGTCGCCATACACATAGCGCTTGCCTTGTAGCTCGATAGCATATTCGCTGATGTGCTTGCCAGTTCCTTCGAGATAATCGATCACGCGGTACTCGAACGGCCCAAGCTGGGCGAACCAGATCGTAGTCTTGTCTGCACGTCCCAAATCCCAGAAGAGATGCACCGGCTTACTCGGATCGTATGGCACCCGCATGATGCGCGAAGCAGCCTCCCGAATCTCGCGAGCGTAGACAGCACCCAAGATCGGTGCCTCAAACGAGCACATGAACTCTTGGTCGAACAGAGCATTGCCCATGGCCTCGCCGAAGTCTCGTACATATTCGGCGCGGAGTTTGGCTAGCTTCTCGGCATCATACTGGCCGGTATCTACCGCCGTGAGGATTTGCGCAAACGCATCAGGGTCACTCTGAGCACCTTGATATGTGGTGTAGGCATGGTTCTTTCCTCGAGGCGTCGTGATGAATATCTGCCAGCCATTGTTCTCGGCAATGATCGGCCGTAGATATGCCTTCGCCGCAGGATTCGAAAGCGCCCATTCAGAATAGACAATACCTACCGGCGGCGCACCCACCATAGCATTATAGTTGTCCGATCCAAGAACCTGCCATGTCGAGCCGTTGATGAACTCGATATACATCTCTTGGTCATTCTTCTTGCGCCGGATGGCCTCGGGGAATGCCTCATCGATACGCTTCTTCCCAGAGCGCGGATTCACTGCATTCCAGATAGCCTTGCGAGCCTGAGCCGCCATCGGGAGCATATGCCAGTAGCAGCCGATGCGCTCAAAGGCTGCTACCGCAGTTCGATGGAGAGCAACCTCATCCTTACCACTCCGGCGCGCCCAGATCAGCTCAGCATGCTTGCCGCCGCGCTCTAGGTAGTTCCATGCTTCGCGCTGATATCCTCGCGGCACCCAATTATTCGGCAGCTGGATCGTCGTCACCTTTCGCTCCGAATCGAATGATCTGAATGCTGAATGGCTCCCCTTCGGGCCCGCTTACCTCAACGGCTTGGGCAGCCTTGCCATAGGCGCGGTCCATGATCTCTTTGGAAGCGGCAATACGCGCAGTGTCGTTCTCACTATCGCGCATGATATTGACGAGCGTATCAATGGCTTCCGGCCCATATTGCTGAGCCAACGACTTGACCTCGGCAGTGCTCTTGTTTGGCGTGCCTTTCTGGCGTCCTCCGGTTTTTATTCCCTTGGCCATAGATTTTCTATATAGCTCTACTTCAGACCATAAATTTTTCCCGCACTTACCCGGTTCGTCAGCACATGCCAGTAGATTGCATTAGCTGCCATCCGAGCGGCCGATTGACGTGCTTCTTGCTCAAGTACATCCTCAAGAGTTGCGCCCATGAATTCAGTGAGTTCCGAGCGGCGACGAATTCGATGTTCGAGATTGTTCTTTTTCATCATCAGTTCCCGATCGGTACATTCGATAGGCCGTAATGAACAGAGACGCGTACGGAAGCAGCGGTGAGGGCAACGCTCAATGATACGGAGATCGTGCTTCCACTCGTGCTGCTGGCCCAGAAAGCCCCAGGAGAGCTAGTCTGGCGAATTACCGTAGGCTGAGCGGGAGAAGCGGCAGCAGACGGGAAATAGGCGCGCAGCGTGGCGAGCGCTCCGTCCACTGAATCAGTGACGCTAATCAGATTCATCCCAGCTGCTCCAATCGTCGCAGTCGGATCGATTGTGATCTGAACTGCGGGGATGAACACATATTTGCCTGCCGGCACAGTGATCAGCGTTTGAGGGCTCGTCCCGCTAGCAGAATTGAGGGTAACGGCGGCGAACTTGGTGGGGATGAATTGCCCCAGAAGTTGGCGCGTATATCCTTGCGGGTCGGCGTATTGGATTGTGATGCCTTGGCTCATTTCTTTTTCATCCCTTTGAGGGTTTCAGCCAAACGAGCCCGCTGGCCTTCTTTGCCGCCCTTCTTCGCGGCGGCTGCGAGCTTCTTAGCAGGGATCTTCTTCCCTTCAGGAACCCCAAGTTCCTTGTGCAAGGCACCGGGTTTCTTGATTGCGCCCTTGATCCAATTCTTAGCCATTTTCATGCCCCGGCATTTTTATCTTGATCGTAGTCTTTGATGATTCAACGCCACAGGACTTCCTCAGATCAGAGAGACGATTGGACATTTCAAAATCCTTGTAATGCCGATCCATATCTTTAAGAAAGAGGAAAAGCCCCCGATTGATCACCTCAGCCGAGAGAAGGGAGTTGATCGGAAAAAAATCGATCGACCCATCCTTCCGGATTGTCGCACTCACTTTGACGTCCCGCGTTCTTTCGGCGCGCGGATACCGTTGATTTTGACAGGCTCAGGCTTCGGTCCTTTCGGGGGCGTGCCCCCATGGAAAGCACCCGCTTTAGCCGTGCGCGACGCGTGCGCGCAATTCGCTGCTGCCTTCATGTTGCTGTCTTTGCCGTCACCGCCCTTGTCATATGCCGCCATGTCGCTCTCCAAAAATGGGAAGACCGCCGACTGGCGGTTACTATGCGATGCTAGGCCTTACGTAAAAATAATCAACGTTGGTTTAGCCTTGCATAGAGAAAGAGGTCATATTTGAGCTCTCGGAATGGCCCTAGCGGTTCTCGTCTCCCCGCACGGAAATCCTGATACCCCGGAATCAGTTCATAACGAGCTTCGTTTTTGCGGGACTTCGGGTAATACTTGAAGGCCTTCTCCGAGACTCCGATGCGGAGCATTTCCTCAACTTTGCCTGAGGGCTCGGCAAATGAAAGACTGAGTTCCTTTAGTGTGTAAGGACGGCTACCCTCCATGAGTAAACAGAGGGTAGCCAAGGAAAGGGGCAGCTTTACCTTTCTG